GGTCTTGACCACGACCCAGTGCATTCACACCGGCCACAATCTGTGGCTGGACATAGTCCTTTGGAATCTTGGGAGGCTGACCACTACGGGTCATCACCATCAAGGTGCGAGCCAGGTATGGCTTGAGGAACTCGACGGTCACCAGGCTGACCAGTCCGCCCAGTTGCTGTTCGAGTTCGAGTTGTGTGAGGCGTACTTCCTCAGCAGTGGTTCGTTCTGACTGACGGATGTTGAGCAGCAAGAAGGCTTCACCGAGACGACGTTCGATCTGCTGCGCCATCTGTGACGCAGTAGCAAAGTCAGCGGTCTTGCCTACCTGCACGACGGAGACGTCTTCAGGTCGGCCCTGAACGATTGCTCCGTTACCTGCCTTGGCAATGGTCTGGGGCTTGGTGCTGGCAGCAGGGTTCACAAGGAACACCACCTTTGCAGCAGCAGCAGAGCCTTCGATCAATGCCTGGCTCAGTGCTTCGAGAGAACGCAGGTCACCCAGGAACTCTTCCACACGGCCACGGCCATAGTCTTCACCGTCAACAGCGTTGAAGCGAAGGACCAGCCAAGGAGAGGCATCGGCAGGAGCACTGCTCCGTGAGCCTTCGATGATCATGTCGTCGACTTCCTGGTGCCATAACCAGGTACCACCCTCTGCACGTTTGACATAGGTGTAGACCTCAGCGTCTTGGTCGTTGTTGCCTTTACCCGACACAGAGTTCGGATCAGGCACAGGGTCGATACCCAGCAGCTTGCGGTTGACCAGTTCCTTGGTAACGATCTCGCACACGTAGCCGTTGCCATCACGGCTAACCACGTAGCGATTCAATGGGAAGTTCTTAAGACCATCCTTGCCCATGAAGATCAAAGCGTTGCCGCCGACGATCAGGTGCTTGAGGGCTTGGTGAACAACGACACGATCACTAGATGCAGCGATCTTGTCCATGACCATCCGCTCCATTTTGGAGAAGGAAAGGTCAAGCTCGCTCCTAACTTCCATAGGAAGCTCTTCACCCAGCTTGTCATCACGGACTTGCAGTTTGAAGAAGGTTGTCTGCGGAGGCAGAAGAGCAAGCATCAGCTTTGCAGCCAAAGTCACGACTGACTTGGCACCCACGGATTGCCATGGGGTAATCAGTCGCTTGTGGTTCTGACGAACAGTTAGGTCGTCAACAATCAGATGCGGCAGCGTAAGTTCGGAACACTCAACTGCTGTATCTAAAAACTGATGTCTGTCAGAGGACAGTTGGTTGTACCGTTCTTTCGCTTTAGACATTCAGACCTCCAGTACTACCACCAGCGGATTGCTGTTGGAGAGGGATCTTCAGGTCCTTAGCGCCAACACGCTTGGCCTTTGTCGTCGACATCTTCTTGGCGAAGTCAACCTTCGGCTTCTTCTCTTCTCTGTCAGCGATGGGCTGTGGAGCTGGAGGTGCCTTAGGAGGCTCAGGATTTTTCTTAACGATCGGCGGAAGTTTCGGCGGATCGGGAGGCTTAGGAGGGTTGAAGCCAAGCAAGCTTGCAATGTTTACACACATTATTCTTCAAGAATTTGGTTGATAAATTGAACAACACTGGCTTGACCAGCCCTGTAGTAAATGTCTGCGGGTAGATCTGTAGGTGTGATTGGCTCGCTGGGGAACGCTGCCGCCAGCCGAGCCTTGATCACTTCCAGTTTTTCGTACTGGAACTTAAGCGTATTGTGGGAGGTTGACATTCGAGTGCTCGAAGAACGCTGGCATCCGGGCAGCCTTTGTCTCGGCTAACTGTGGAGCTTTGCCTTCGTACATCAGGCGGTCACTGGAATCCAGCCAGAATTTTTTGTTGAGATACTTGTCGGCGTGCTCGCCCAGGGGCTGCATCACCCAGTTGATTGTCGCCTTGCGGAGCTTGTCCAGAGACGGGCTGATGTTGTGGCCCAGCTCTGTGTGGCAGAGACTATTAACCGCTACGTGGATTTGTTCGTCCCGACTAATATCGGCACTCACGGTTCGCATACCAGCGTCACCATTAAAGCGAAAGAATGGTAGAAGAACGAAGAAGATCGCACGCTCGGCAACAAGTGCTTTGGTGATCGTATGATCTGGATGTTCCTCCCACGCGGACTTAAGCCGTAGTGCCTCCGCCTCAGCCTTCTCATCAACGCCGTAAGCATTGGCGATGTAACCAAGTGCGAGGTCGTGGTTCTGTTCGTCTTTAACGTTGGACTCCAGTACCTCGCGGGCAAGGCTTGGTACTTCAGTGGAAAGAGCATCAGTAATAAAATCTCCCACAGGTAGTTCCATGTGCCGCAATGCAAGAGCACGGTGGATTGCTTCCTCCGCGCCCGCTTTGCAAGTACCGGCAGTTGTCTGGACCGGAGTCCATTTTCTTTTTCGATTGAGTAATTTCTCGTACGGGTTCATTCTTGACAGTCACATTGAAGATCATTAGGTTGATCCCCTCCGTTAATTAGGCTGTCAAGATAGTCTTCGACATCAGCTTCATCTAAAGCTGCATACGCACTGGACTTATCTTGAACGTCACCCATCACTTGGAGAGAATAATAAAGGGAGGTTTGCGGACCAGCTAACCACTCTTCGATAAAGGCGTTGTCGTAGGTGACAACATCACTCCAACTGTTGAAGCTATACCCATGAAGAAGTCCCGTACGGCTGAGCAAAGTCATGATGCCGTCGGCAACACGCTTGTAGTTTTCCCAGCCAACTTCTGAGGCGATCTCGACGTCGCCATAGTTGTATGTTTCTACGCCGAAGGTGCCGCTGTCGCGGTCAACCGTGCGGCTGATTGGTGGTGCGATCTCTGGTGTTGCAGTAAAGCCATCCAGATCCTTGCTTCGATAACTGCACGAGGCAGTGGGTGCGATAGCAAAGGCTCGAACCATATTATTGTCGCGAGCGATTGTGGCGGCAGCATCAACACCAGCGGCAATGGCAGATACCAGTTCATAGGCTGGTGTGCGTACCACGCGGCCTGCATTGAAGTCGTCCAGAGCAATTCCGAACTGCTCATAGGTTACTTCGTACCGCCGTAGGAGTCCGGCAAGTCCAAGCATTCCCAGGCCGACTTGTCGATCGGTTTCTGCTGGAAGATATTCTCCTGAATCACCCACGCCAGTCTGAGCGTGGAGGCTACACAGTTGCGACATACCTTCAGTGAAAGCTCGCTCGATGTCTCCGTACTCACAGGCAGAGAGATTGATATGTTGGAGCAGACATGTTCCGCGTGAGGGCAGGTATACTTCCAGGCATACGTTCCCTCGGATTCGGTTTCCTTCATTGTCGTACCTAACTTTGTTTAGCCAGATGTCACCTGACTTGATTCCGTGTAGGAGTTCCTCCTTAAACGTACACCTCTCCCACCATTCGTCGGTGATGTTGATGCAGCGTTTGACCCAAGGTAGTTCGGATCGAGGAGTAGTAATAAACTCAAGAGCATCACTGTGCCGAAGATCGAGGTGACACACCACAGCGCCGTTCTTGTACACCCCGCCGCGACGGAGGATTTCATTTAGTGTTGAATAGATTTTAGCGAAGGAGACTGGTCCAGATGCAACCAGTCCTTTTCCATTCTCTTCACCTCGGGGTCGCAGTTCCGACAAGTGGACCGCGCAACCTGCTCCGAAACGTAGAGCATGTGATACAAATCTCCAGCTCGCTTCGATTCCATCAGGACCCTCCATTGAGTCTTGGACAACAAAAACTGTACAGCTGACGGGGAGGCGCGAGGTGGGATCGTCAAGCCAGGACTGAACACGGCCAGTCCTTGAGATATAAGATGCGGTGGTCATTCGATGATCAGGTCGTTCAAATAAGGTGGGCAGTAGTTAGGTCCTTTCATGACCTTGCCGTCTGCGCGGTAGATAGGCTTGCCATCTGCATCGAGCTTCGACATGTTTGATTCATGTACTCGATGCATTGCTTCATCCAGATCCCACTCTTGCGAAGCGGCAAATTGGTAGCAGACATATACAAGGTCTGCCAGTTCTTTGAGCTGACAGACGTCAGGCTCCATGTGAAATGCTTGGTGGAACTCCGACCACTCTTCATCAATAAGAGCCTTCTGAGTCCCCCTCAGCGATGGTCCAGTCGTCAGTGAATAAGCGGATCGGAACTGTTCCGCTTGGTCCATCAAGCTCGTGTGAATGTAGGAGTTCATTTTCAAGGTAGTGGATAGCCTTTTTAATGTCTTGAGCCTTTGTGTTATCACCCTTGAAACCGGCTCTGCAAATATATTTAATAGCATTGCCGAGGTGATAGTTAAGTTGTTGGTCGCGTATGAAGTCCCAGACTTCTATGCTTCCTCTGGTGTAATGGGATGGTGACTCGGCCATTTGGTTACGAGGTTGCGTACGGTATTGGCGAGGCAGAAGTTCTGGCGTTGAAGTGCCATGAACAACGTGATGATGTCGCTCTTGTCTGCCTCGGGTAGTAAGTCTTCAAGCCTTCTCAGCTTGAACTGTTGCTCCATTGTCAACTCCATCACCGGCATCGGTGGGAGTCCAGTGGATGACTCGTCGTTCGAGCTGGTCATACTCCTTATTGGTGAGAATCTTGGCGAGTCGTGCATTGATAAGTGCGTCTTCTTCAGTGAGATCTTTGTCGGTGAATGCCTTGAGAACTGTGTCCCAGGTGTATCCATGCTCATCAAAGAGAGCGACAGCACGCTTGATTCCAATGCCAGGCACGCCGCCATACCCATCGGTCTGATCACCAGCCAGTGTCTGGATGAGATGCCATTGCATCCCCTCCTCCTCTGTGATCTCTACGACTTCGTCAAGGTTGAATAGTTTGCCAGGGATCTGTCGCATGTCCTTGTCAGGGCTTACGATGCAGTTGCCTGGGTTAGCCGTGGCGTAGATACCCATTGCATCATCAGCTTCCAGCGTTGGCATACGGATGACTTCGTACTGTTCCGCCAGTGCATTGATGCAACGTTTATAGCCACAGGGCTTTTTTCGATTTCGATGTCCCTTGTAACTCGGTAGAATTTTTTTCCTGAAATTTACAGAGTCACTGAAAAACAGGATCATCTCAGGCGCATCCCACATGAAGTGTCCTTTGATCTTGGACAGCTCACGCTGGATGTTATTCAGTGCTTCGCTGAACTTACTGATGACCATGATGACGTCGTCACCCCAGTCAATC